ATTTTGTCTTGTACTGTTTCTTCTGTTAGTGCCATCGTTTATCTCCTTTGATGGTTGGACTGTCCGACCCAAAGCTATGCGGCGGGTTATACTTGATAGATTATGTGAGCCTCTAAAACATTGTCGTCACCGCCTGTTCCAAACTCTGTCGTGTCTACTTGGGCAGTACCTGCATTTGTGGCGTTCCAGTACATAAGAATGTATGTTGAGCTTTGCACGGGATACAAACGGAAGTTTGGCATATCCGCCCCCCAGTTCCTCATAAACGATGGACTGCCTCCTGATCGTTCTTCAGAAGATATAGTAAAGGGTAATCCATTTATCCGTAAGTTTCCTGAAACGCCACTAACCCCAGTAGAACGAATTTTAAAAGACGCCTGAACTAAGCTGCCTATCTTTACATATTTTCCAGTGTTGTTCGTAGTTGTTACTGTGCCACCACCAGTAAACGAATAAGTAGGCGTCCAAAACCCCTCCTCATAGTCATCCAGCTTATTAGAACGACTGTCGAACTGAATACCGCCAGAGAGGTAGAGGTCTTTGAAGCGGGCGCTGCTGTCACCCAAGTCAATGGCTGCATCACGGATGCTAGTTGTAGATGGGTCAAACGGGCGTATATCAGAGCCAGCATTAACAAAACGCAAGCCTGTGTTGTCTGTCCCCAAAAACATATCACCAGATGTAGCCCCAATACTCCCCACAGTGGTGCCGTCTTTGCGTAAGTTTAAAATGTCGCCATCACTGGAAGTGCGGTTAATATAAAGCGGTGTAGTGTTATATGACGCTAGTGATGTGTAACCACTACCTGCGTTGACAGCAAATCCAAAGTCAGCCGAAGTCCCCGCGTTGTTATTGAAAGGTGTGGTATCAGTAGTCCCCACCAGCAAGTTACCGCTGGCATCTAGGGTCATGGCTTGGGTGGTGCCATTTGGCTTCCAATGCACAGAGCCATCAGAGTTGAGGCGCATGCGTTCTACTGTGCCGTTTACGCCAAACGTCATGGAGTTTGTGCCATGATCGTATGACAAGTAACCAGTATCTATATCAGCAGTATCACCAAAGAATATACGACTGTTGTCGCCAAGGTTATTGCCAGTATTGAGGTATATGTCCGTATTACCAGAACCTGTTATGTCTAACTTAGTCCCCGTGATGTCTACGCCTGTGGCGGTGGTGGCGAGTTTGGGGGCGTTGTCATAGTAAAGGGTCACCCCGCTGTCAGGAGCGGCGATAATCATGCTCTCGTTGTCCGCGGGATTACGAACAGTAAAGTTTTCCGCAAGAATGCGAAGGTTTCCTGTGCCGCCCTCGTTGATGTAGCTGTGCGACCCGTTGTGGTAAATCTGAAGGTCAGACCCAGCACCGAAGATGGCTTTGTTATTGTCGCCAAACGTCATGTTCGCGCCAAACGAAATGTCGGCCGTATCCCCCGATATATTGAGATAACGCCCATCCGCTTCACTTTTAGAATAAACGTCAAGATTTGTTCGCGCTGCCGCCGCCGTTGTTGCACCGGTTCCGCCTTGTGCGATCGGCAACGTTCCGGTGTAGCTTGTGCCGCCGCCACCGATGTTGATGTTCCAGGATGTCTTTGTGCCGCTTCCGGCATATGCAACCGCATCAACGGTCAACGTTGTTCCGCTGTACGCGGTGACGATCGCATCGATCCAGTTTGTCGAGGGTGCCGCCGAATCCGTGATCCGCAATGGCGTTCCGACTTGGTACGGTTTCGAGGATTCAACCGTGAACGTTTTTGAGCCAATTCCAATCGAGTTCGATGTGGTCGATGTTGTGGAATATAAGTTCCCCGCATGGGTGACGAAATCCTCGAACGCATCCGGCAAACCGTCAACGTAATTTTGACCCTCGAAATCTGCGAGTGTGTAAGTGCGACCATTAAGAGTGACCGGATATGCCATTTTTGTTTCCTCTTACAAAAGTTCCTCGACCTCGATCAGTCTGGAATAATAATCAAGAGCCGAGTTCACGATCGGCCCTGTTGTTGCGATCCTACCATAAATGTTTTGTGTCGTCCAAGTGTTCGGATCATCGGGTTGCGGAATGACCAAAATATCTTGCGCAACTCCGCGCAATCGATCGACCTGGTTGAATATGTTTCCGAAAATCTCTTTCTCCGGCAAGTTAATCAATTCAAAACGCATCCGGCGGAAACGCTCAACCTCATCAACGAACGTTTGACCACCGCGCGATTTGGTGATCCGCGATTCATCGATGAACTCAAATTGAACGCCGTTGGCATAGTTGATCGATGGTTGATATGCCGGCCCCGATAACAATCGACCCGCTTGCAAATATCCATCCGCATTGTCCGGATCGGAAATATTGATCCGCAAATATCGAGCCTGGATTGCTTGACCCAAAACATCGAATGTTGAGATCGTATAGTTCGCGGCAACCTCGGGGTTCAAATATCCACCCCAAGTGAAAACGCCCCAAGGCAATGTGCCAAATTCATCCACCACCGGCCAGGCATCAACTGTGCCGGAATCATATTGTGTTGATGAAAAATCAGAAACATTCGAAAACCGCCACCGGACTGTTCCAGTTTGTGAAATCGTGTGCTTGATTAGTGCGGCAAAATTAACAATTCGAGACTGTCCAAAATCAACATCGATCTGCGCGGTGGTTTGAGTGTTGCGCCAAATTTTCACGATCTGGCGATCTTGCAAGTTCTCGACCGGTAATGTTGCAACCTCATCATCGGCGGTGATCGATGTTGCTGAATCGACGTAATTTGTCGCCGAGATAATCATGTTTCGAGCCATCAAATCACCCCCAAAGTTCCAATTCGACCTCGTTGTTCGCTGCGTCCTCGTTGATCGAGATCACGCGAAACAATTTGCCACTGTCTAGATTATAGCGATTAAACGTGATTTTTACCACATCATTCAGTTTCAATGTATAAGGTTGGGTTTTAACCAGGATTCGGAAAAAATCGCGCTGCGCTTTGTATATATTCAACAACCTGGTCGCCTCGGTTGATGCCGCCGATGATTCCGCAAACAATGAATCGATCAATATTTCTTTACTGTTTGGATATGGCGTTTGAACGTTTGTGTCGGTGGCAACCGCGAAATCACCCTCTCGGACAAAGAAATCTCGATTTGCCGCCGTGATCGATGCGTCGAAATCGGATTCACTCATCACTCGATAATTCTTTTTATATTTCACGCGAGTTCGGAAATTCGGAACCTCGGACGCAAGGCGAGTGATTTCGATGATGGTGGTTGAATCGAACTCGGCATCCGCCGTGCCGGTTGGCAACTCAACTCGGCCAACCTGAAATTCGCCATCACGATTGAACCCATAAAACCCGCCAACCGTGTTGATGATGCGATCCAAAACCTCGGCAATCGTTGTGATGTCTCGATCGTAAACGCCAACGGTTGATGAATTGGCCGTATTCAATGCGGTGAATGATGCGGTGTCGAAATCCCCTGGATAAGTAAAACCGGCATGATCCTCGACAATGTGTTGAATAATATCGGCCGCGCTCTCGAGATATGTGCCATCGACCTTGGAACCCTTCACATCGGCCGTGATAACGCCATCGGGTGCCGCAACCAGGGTGAAACGCCCATTGGTCAAATCAACCGTGTAATCGGTTGTCAACGTCAACTCAACGCCGCCCTGATAAACCGCATCGATCGCCTGGATGTCGCCATCGTGAACCTGATAAACATAATTTGTCGCATCAACCAAAACCGGCTCGATGTTGTAAACCTCACCATAACAATGTGGTTTCGGTTGGTTCGCAAGTTCGCTCGATCCCTCGTTGCCACCGGTTCCCGCGTAAAACGTATCCGGATAATCAACGACAAAATCATTCTGGTTGTCGCGCAAAATCACACTGATAAACAAATCATCGAACTCGATTGATTTCGCCTGGCCTTGAAAAATGGTGAAATAATATTGATACGCGGCCCCCGCTTCGCCAACCTTCACCTCGACCGAACGGCCATCCCAACCATATCCAACCCAATCATCGAGGCCACCATCGGCATTGGTCAAAACCAGGTTCCCAAAACCAGGAACCGAAAACCCGCCGATCTTGCCCGAGGAAAACATCGATCTCGAGAATGAGATCGGTTCAACCAATCGAGGCTCGAACAATGTGTTCGCCGGTGATTCCGTTGGTGAGGTCACAAATCCCTCACCAGAATAATACAACGTCAACTCGGTTGCCGCATCGATGTCATAAGGTTTGAGGATGACCAGGTATTTCTTCTTTGCGTATGGATTTGCGACCAGTTCCGCGAGTGTTGTTGCAACCATTATGAACGCGCTCCCGCAAGGCCACCCGCCGCCATCATCCGCGACATTTGCCGGCGCAAGGTAATGATTTCGTTTTTCATATCATTCACCGCGCCAATGAGTTCGGATGCGTTGCCCTTGATTGGTGCGATCGTTCCATCGCGCCCAGGAATAAACATCTCTGGCCCTCTCTCGCCCACCTTTACATTATCGCCGGCATGAACGTTTGCACCGTTCATCGCGGCCAAATATGGCCCCGCCTCACTGTAAAGGGTTCTGAATCGATCGGCTCGATCTTGTGAATATGTCCCTTTATCTCGACCCATGCCACCAGTGATGCCGATGATCTTGTCGCTCAACGCATCGGAAAGAGAATTGACAAATGTTTTCTTGCCGAGTTCGATGCCGACCGATGTTGCGATGGATGCAATGTTTCCACCGCCCAAAATACCGGCCGCGAACGATTCCGAGATTCCGGTTGTCACCGCCGAGATAAATCCAGAACCACCCGCAAGGTTTCCGGCAATGGCCGCTCCAACGCCTGGCAAAATGAATGCCCCCGCCAAGGCCGCAATCGTTGCAAGATCGCCGCCCATGATGCCCTCGACCAATCCCTTGACCGCATCCGTCACCGCACCAATCACCTTGCCGATCGCATCAACAATGCCTTTCACAACGTTTGTGACCGCATCGACAATGCCCTTGATGATTTTGGTGATGCCCTTGATGATCCCGCCCAGGAAAAACCCTGGCGTGAGGGAATCCATCAATCCGGCATCGATGGACAATCCGCCGGCACTCGGCATTTGTCCGGCATTCAACGCATCAAAGAAACCGGTTCCGAACTTGGAAACCGTCGATGCCTTGATGACATATTCGCCGGATGAAACCCGCGCCAAAACGTCATCGGCTCGAGGCCCACCGGAACCAGGAACCAAACCACCATCCGCGAATGATAGGTTCGGGAAAATATCACCGAGGAAATTCAAACCGGTTGTGATGACCGCCTTGGCCGCAAGATCGGCAAGGCCGCGTTTGATGGCATCGGTGAACGTGCCGAAATCAAGTTCGCCGGTCATAAAGAAATCGGACAATGTTCCCTCGAGTGAGGTGAATGTTTTCCCAACGAGATCACCCATGTTCGCGGCGTTGTCCGAGATCGATTGATAATAATCTTTTACACCCTTAATCGCGCCGGCTCCGAATGTCTGTTCGGTTTCCGCGCGATAATCGATCGTTTCCGATTTGATGTCGGAAAGAATGTTTTCGTATTCCTGGCCACTGATGATTCCGGCCTGGAATGCTTTGTCGGCGATTTCCTGGCGGCTTGCCAAATCCGACAATGTTGTATCGAGGCTGAGAGCCTCTCTCGCAAGAGTGTTCAACGTTGCCTCGTATTGCTCAACGCTGATTTTTCCCGCATCAACCATCGCCTTCAGCGCGGCCTTTTCCTCTTTCAAATCAACGATCGCATTTTCGACCGGAAAGATGCGTTTTTTCATTTCGGTCATTGCGTCATTGAATGCTTTTGCGGAAACCCCGCCATCCTT